GCTGTAGTGCTCCATGAAAAAGCTATATCCGGTTCCAGCACCTTCGTCACCGGGCGCGGCGGGTTCAAAGTCCTTCGCTTTAGCATCCCATAACGCAAAACGTTTACCAGACATTACGTCTTTATACAAACGTTTCAATTCAAATAAGGTAAGTGCCACGGCAGGGGCGATAATATCAATACCTACATCAATGTAGCCAAAGTTAGTATCACGCTCTTCGCTACCGATAGCGCCAAATATTTCTGTCGAGTACAGACCCTCAGGATGAAAGTTCTTTGTAGCACCTTCGTACATATCTAGAACTTTAACCTCCTTCAATCGTGTAACCGCTTGCTTATCTATAGCAAGTACTGTAAAACTTAACCAATCCATAATAATTTCCGAGGTTTATATGAGTAAGAAACTAGATTTTGACCTAGACGATGATTGGGGACTAGATGATGATCTAGACCTTGACATGGATTTTTCACCAGCCGCTTCCGCACTACCTGAAGGCCGTGATGCAATAACGGCTATGCCTAAACAGGCGGCCAAGTCTGCAGCTAAGGCTATCTTGGGTGAGGGCAAGCGTCGTAAATTAATACTAGACAGCTTACCGGAAGACTACACCATAGCTGCTAACGCATATGATACCGTGGCGGTGCAAGGTCGAGAAGTTTACCAAGAAGCAAAAACACAACTTACACAGACCAAGCGTGAGTTACAGCGCGCGGCGCGATCAGCAGCCCCAACGCTTAAAAAATACTTACCAGAACGCCTAACTAAGAAAATAGAAAAATGGTCTGAGGATAAAGAGTATAGCGGCAGTGGCAGTAATGAAGACCCGAGAGAGTCTCAAATATCTGCAATGTTAGACGATACATTCTCTAATCTTAGAAATGAACAGGAAGCCGGACGTAAGGATGCGCAAGAACAAGAAGTGCAGCGTGAGATAAAAGACGCTGCTGATTCAATCCGTCAAGACTCCCTAAACGGAATCATATCTGGAATACGCGGTGATACTGCAAATATGGTTGCTTACAACCAAGTAAGTGACAAATATAGAAGAAAGATGCTAGAAGTAAATTGGAGACAGTACTATGTCTTAACCGATATGCTAGCATCACAACGTGAATCGATGGAACGTCTAATCCCAAACACGGACGCAATAGTAAAAAATACCGCATTACCAGACTACGCTAAAGAAGAATTTGGCGAAGTAACAAAAGCCATGATGGTAAGAAAGCTTGTAGATAGATTATCTCCTGCAGATTACGTACGCGACTTTGTAAGTAATATGGGCGGGAATGCAGTTACAGCGATAAGAGATTTCGGAAGTACCGCACGTGACACAATAAACATGTCCGATATGATACTTCCGCAAGACGACCCATTCTCAGACGGTCCTTTAAGTCCTGCACAGGAGCGGGCAAAGACAATGCAGTCTGCAGCAAGTCTGGCAGGTGGTGCATTTGCTAACAAGTACATAAGCCCGCACATGAAGAGGTTCTCTTCCTATCTTCGTGAGCAAGGTGAAGGTAACGAGACGATTGCTAAGCTAGGCGGTAATCTTAGAAAGTTGAACGACTTACCTGAATACATGAATGATCTAGTTCGTAAAAATCAGGCAGGGGAGCTAGAAGGGAGTGAGCAACTATTAGCCACAATGTTCGAGAGCATCACACCACGGTATAGTGGCGATACTGCATCTATGGATAATGTTTCAGCAGAAACGCTATCTAAAGTGTCACCGTGGACTAAACGCGACAGCATTACACTAAATGATGTAATCCCTAAGTGGCTGTCCACTATCAACGATTCCATCAACTCAATAACTGGGAAACCGTCAGAGAGTAAGGTTTACGATTTCAAATCAGGCACTTTGGTTAACAAGGACGATTTAAACAAACGGTTGGCCAAGGACGTCGACGATGAGGACACTAAGAGATATGTTCGTGAAAGTATAGACGAGCTAATCAACCACATTGTAGGCGATGAAGAAATATCCGAAGATGCTAGAACATCATTAGGCAAGGTACTTGACGAAAAGATCCGAAAAGTAGGTAGATTCAACATAGATGAAATCGTGAACTCACCGTCCGCACTTGGTGGTGAAGCGTTTACTAATGGCGGTCACGAGCTGAAAGATTTCTTCGACGAAATGTCCACAATGGATGACGTAGCCAAAGATAAAATAAACAATACGACGATGGATAGAATTAGAGCTATCAGATCTTCAGTGGATACGGTTCAGGGAAAAATAACTGAAATAGCAGACATGTACGGCAATGGCGCACTTGTAGATGCAAACCTATTCAAAGTCGGTAGTGACGGAAATGCCACAGTCAACAGTGATTTGTTTGATTCGTATAAGAATGTATCTAGTAACGACCAAACTGAGGATATAGTCAGTGATATCGCCGCAACAGTCGCTGCTAATTCAACACCAGTCTCTAGTCCAGCATTCTTACCGGACGCTAATGCTGTCAATGAAAACAGAACCAGTCGAAGTATTGACGTAGGCGATCTGATAAAAAGAACCGGAGAAACGTTTACATCTTCATTAAAACAGACCCTTTACGGTGAAGTAGATACTAACCTTATCGAGGTACTAAAAGACATCGGTAGAAATCCAACCAGCGAGACATCTAAAGATACGCTAACTATGCTAGTAGGTGAAATAAAAGAACAACTAGTAGAAAATAACAACAGAGAGGACCTAGGAAGCATCCTCGAGATACTTGAGAGAATGATGACACATGGAGTGCCTAACGGTGGAGAACCGTCTGACGATGACTCTGATGGCTATTTTGGAAGAGCGGGTGCGGCAGCCCGTAGATCTAGAAGACGGATATCATCACTCGCAGGTGCAGGCTTCGGTAAAGTTAAAAATGGATTAGCTTGGGCAAGAGGTAAGATCGGCAGTCCGGCTAATTTCTTGAGAGGTTTAAAGACGCGCGCAACATCCGCTTTCGGAACAGTAAGAGATACGCTAAAAGGCTTTAAAGATGCAGCACTCGATATTGCTGATATCCGAGATGAGAATGGCGATGTCGTACTATTTGGTAAAAAATTGAAAGCAGGTGAGTACTTTGACGCTGCGGGTAAAGTCATAAAAGGTATAAAGGACATAACAGGTGCTGTGTACGACCGAGCCGGAAATATAGTAATAAGTGAGGAGGATATACAAAAGAAAAAAGACCAATTCACTTATTATAAAAACAAGGGTTGGAAGAAACTATCAGAAGGTATCGGTAGAATGTCAGGCGGTATTGTAGCTAAGGCGTTAGGTATGCCTGTCTCATTTGCTAAAGGACTGCATAAGCAAGCTAAGTCATTATTAAACAAAGCTAAAACATCAGGCGATATTTATATAGCAGGTGAAAATGAGCCTAGACTGCGCCGCTCCTTAATGTTAGAAGGGTTCTATATAGATAGAAATACAGGTAAGCGTATAAAATCTATAAAGGATATAACTGGTCCTGTTTTTAATAAGTACAAAGAAGTAGTCATCGCACAAACCGAGATAGATAAACCCGACTTTAAATTCGTAGATGTCAATGGTCGTCCGTTCACATCTGCTATTAAAAAGGTTAGTAAACTGGTCGGAGGCGCTGTTAAGTGGGGTGTCGACAAACTGAAGAGTGCTGGAGGAGTTGTACTCGACGGATTAGGTGCAGGGAAAGATTGGATTAAAGGTCTCTTCTCAGGTGATGGCGTGTTAGGGAAAACTTTTAGCATTGGTAACGGCAAGGTGGTCGATAAGCTAAGTGAGATATATACACTACTTGATGATCGTCTAGCACACAATGTCGATGCTAAAATGGCCGAAGCCGAAAGCGTTGATGATGCAGTTGCGCACGATACCGACGGAGATGGTACACGCGATAACAGCTTCAAGGAAATATTTCAAGCACGTAAGGAGGCACGCGAGAAACGTAAGGCTGATCGCGCTGAGAAACGCAAAGAAAGAAAAGAGAACAAAAAAGAAAAGGGACCGTCTGAAGGATTCTTTTCTAAGATGAGTGGAATGTTAAGCGGTACATTGGGTAACCTTAAAGGTCTGATGGCTCCGTTAGGGGCAGCACTTGCCGGAAGTTTCGCAGGCAAGGCGCTAGGTCTGTTAACTGATGGCATGGGCGGTTTGTTTAATAAGTTGCGTGGCGCATCTACAGCGGCGAGTGGTGCAACCGCAGCGAGTGGTGCAGCTACTGCTGCCGGAGCCTCAAGAGGTAGTTTACTATCCCGTGTAGGTAAAGGAATATGGGGCGCTACTAAATTTGTAGGTAGAACCGCAGGGGTGTTAGCACTTAATACTGCACGCGTTGCAGGTATGGCGGCAGTTGGTGTTGTTTCAGCACCAGCTGTACTGGCAGCGACCGCTGTAACTGTAGTAGCCTACGGTGCGTATAGCTATATCAACAGAACTAAAGGCGGTATGACAAGATATCGTCTAGCCGCTTACGGTACTGAAGATTATGCAGACGGTACCAGCGACGAGGTAGAGACACTGTTTAAACTAGAAGATACATTAGCAAAATTTACCACATACGGAAATGATGGACTATCTACCATCAAGGGTGTGAATAAAGAAGTAACTAATGAATTAGCTAAGCTATTCGACATCGACACTGAAGAGCCTGAAGATGTACTGCGATTTGAGAAATGGCTATACGGTAGATTCTTCCCAATCTACATGCTGTGGACAACTCGTGTTAAGCAAAACGCACCATCTATTAACATGCTAGACTTAGACGATCCTGAAAAGATAGACCCTAAGACAATGTTAAAGGTACATGGCTCTGTATCATTACCAGTTTCTCACCCAACATACGCCAACGTCTCATCACCTTTCGGCAGCAGAGGTATCGGTGATACGATAGGTGGCTGGCTAGGCGGTGCCGACATGTTATCGGGAGAAGATGTTAAAGAAGTTGAAGAAGAGGCAAAAGAGGGCATCGTTAAAATGATATCTTCTGAAGGCAAAAAGACAAATGGCCGCCGTAGAAAGAAAGTAAAAGCACCAGTTGAATCGGAAACAGTTTCAGATTTAGACGCAGCTAACTTGCCTGCACCTGCGATTAAAGCCTCAGGTAGACGCGGACGTCGCGTAGCTAAAAAAGAAATAACCGATACATCAAATGCTGACATGCCAAAAGTATCAGATAAAGATACTTCAGGCGATCTTAAATCTACAGCAGGCGGTAGTAAGTTTAAGCTTACATCCGTTGCGAACGACACCGCGTCTAACAAACGAAGTGGCGGGAACGTAAATGCGATTGAAGCTATTCGTTTAAAAGCGTATGGACTAACAAACCTATACGTGGATAAAATAAACTTACTGTGGGAACTAGAGGAAGTTGTTGTAAATAACTCAACAACTAGTAACGGTTCTGTTTCGGTTGATATGGACTTAGAGAAGGTAATGAAAATATTCCTACCTAAGTTTGGATTAAATCCTAACGATGAAACACATCGCCTAAATTGGACTGAATGGTTTAGGAGTCGTTTCGTACCAGTACTAACTAGGTACATGTCGGAGATATCGAATCGATTAGGTAAAGTTAATCCCCTAGCTATTGTGGTGTCTCCAAATGCCACATATTTAGTAGAGGTTGCCTTATCTGTGATAGCTACTAATGTAAGTTCTGGCGGTGAGTCAATAAGCGTGTGGGAGATAGGAACTAGCCCATTCGGTGACGTAGATACTTTAAACAGTGACATGTCGACAACTGACGGTAATGTACAGTACTTACGCGACCTAGTGAAGAAATCCAAATCTGTGGAGCAGTCAGCTAATGATAACAAAAATTCGTTATTAAACACAGACGAGGTTACTAAACCTAAACGTAAGACTGCCAGTGACGCTGCCAATGAAATTAGCAAACTGGATACGAAACCGGGCACTAACTCCAGTCCCACTAGTAACACACCACTTGCTAAAAGTGCAGGGGGCGGGGGCGGTTCTTCAGGCGGTAGTTTTGAGAAGTACAACACACGTATACCGATTGCCGATTTCCAAGAAGGGGTCGATCAAGACAGTGCGTACGGTCGTATAAAACTAGCCGGGAATGATAAGGCTTCGGTCTCAGCAATGCTTAAGGAGGTGGCTAAAGCTACTGGCGTAGATGAGAATCTGTTATTAACTGTAGGTATGTTGGAGTCATCGCTTAACCCATACGCGGGAGCTAAGACCTCTACAGCCAAAGGACTATATCAGTTCCTCGATGGCACTTGGAAGGAAACTATCGGACGTCATGGTAATAAGTACGGTATTCCAGCGGGTGCGGGTAGAATGGACGGTGTGGCGAATGCACTTATGGGTGCTGAGTACTTGAAGTCGGGGTCTAAGATTGTACAACGTTCTCTACCGAGCGGTGTTAAACCAGCCCCTGCCGATCTATATATGGCACACTTCTTAGGACCAACTGGGGCGGCGCGCTTCCTCAGAAACCTATATAGGACGCCGGATAGAATCGCAGCTAAAGACTTTAAAACCCAAGCAGCGTCAAACATGCCAGTATTCTCGGATAAGGGTAGATTCAGAACTTACCGTGAAACGTATGACTACTTAACAAAACGTGCGTCTAAGGGCTTCTCTTACGTATCGAAGTATGCGACTGTCAAACAACTAGCCAGAACTCCCACCGTCAGTAAAAATGACGATGCTGTGGAGGGTACGGTTAAAATGGGACCTACAGATAATAATGTAGCAACTGATGTAGGTAAGTCGAACATACAGAAAGTGAAAGCAGCTAAGGATGTTAATACTGCATTGTCTAAAGTTAAAGTTTCTGAAGCAGCTCCAACATCTGTCGGTGTAGGTGGCGGGAATACTGAGATAGCAAACAGTGTAGTAAGCGCAGCTAAAGTGATCGCCAAGACACCGGGGTCTAAAGTGGACAGTAAGCAGTATGCGGAAACTGTGAAGACGGAGATAGCAGACAAGATAGCCACTAAACAGCGTGAGCTATCAGACGTTAAATCCTCAATCACAACCGCACACATGGAGATATTTAACAAGGCACAAACTACGTTAGAATCTCAACTGTCTGAACTTCAACGTATGGCGGCAACACTAGACGACATAGCTGAAAATACTAGACCGGGTAATAGGCTACCTACCGCAACGCCTAACAACGCCGCAGCCAATAGACCGTCACCTAAGACCATAACACATGGTAGTGCGCCTATTAGCATGAGTAGAGTTAGATAACAAATAAAAAAAGTGAAGGGCCTTTGCGGGCCCGATCTTTTTTACATTAAGGAGTAGAATATATGGGATTACGATTAACCGATGCAAAATGGATGCGCGGGGCTTTCGGACTTCTGCCAACCGCGAGAGACCGTAGAAATTTGTCAGTACCGAAGTCTTCCGCAGATTATAAGTTTGCAGATACTACATTTGGTGGTAACCAAGCCTTAAATTCTCCGCCGCAGTCAACGCGGTTTGCTGATCTAAAGGCCACAGGTCTATTGGCAAATATAGAATACCGTGACGGTAAAGACCAAGTCGACAAATCGAGTACGTTCGAGAATGAGAATAACTCAGGCAGTTACAGAATGGGTAGAGTGTACTCAAAGTCAATTGACGATATGGCACAATATGTCCACTTCAGATTTGGTGTTGCTAAGTACACTGGGTCTATTGCATTCTATGCTAACATGTACGACCGAGATGCAGCACGTCTTGCTAGAACGGGTGAGTATTCTGGCGTCATGCGCATGTTAGGCGGCGCTACCGGACTTGCGGTAATGTTCGCACTTGCACCCGCCGCAGTGATTGTACCACTACTGGTAGTTTCGAATGTGTTAAGATATGCCTTGAATAAAAAACCATCGAAGTATTACTACTTAAAGCCAACGATGAACCTGTACTTACAGGCAGTTCAAGCAATGGCCGACACACAGTTACTCCACCACCAATTGGTTCCGATGTTAGAGCCGTTCAATAGTGATCGTTATCAGGAAGTTACTGAAGAAGGGAACAACATACCTATCGAAGAGGTATATAGCCAACTGCCAGATATATGGAAATCGGATGGTAGATTCGATGTATATAAAGCAGTTAACAGATACCAGACGTTAGCCAACTATCAGGCTAAGACAATAGAGGAGATATATACTAACGCAGCAGATGGAGAGAGCTTTCAAACTGCGCTAGAGAAGTATATGGAAGATGCTAGAAAGTCCGCAACGTTAAAATCCCAAATTAACGATAACGACCTTTCCCTATCTACCTTGGCCTACATGTATGCGGAGAATCCGGCTTATCAAATAAGTGAGGCGGATGAGAAAAAAAGGGTGGAAGTATGGGGCGCGTTAAGAGAACGGTATGCATCGGCAGAGGGTATGTCAGCTGACGGTATCGTCAGTGAACAACTTCAGGCTGACGTTACTGAGTCTGCAAATAAGAAAGATGGGAAAGTAGATGTGAATCAAACCAGCAAAACCTTCTGGGGCAGTATTGGTGAATTTGCATCTGATGTACTTGAAACGACCGCCTCGGAAATACGCGACGGTGGTCAGTGGGTTACGTTTAAAGTATCCGGCAAAAGTGAAGTATCTGACTCATTTAGCAACTCGTCCAAAGAGGCAGAGATAGCATCCACACTAAACGGTTTATCTTCATCAGCCAAGTCATTGGATGTTACTTTCTCCGGTGGCAAGACAGGTTTTGATTTTGTCGATTCTGCAACATCTGCAGTAAAGAACTTCTTAGGCGGGACGCTACAGGCATTTAACCTGTCTGGTTTATCCGCTATCTATGGTAGTTCATTTACAGACATCCCTGAAGTGTGGGATAGATCTTCAGCATCAGTTGCAAGTGAGAGTATCACAATACAGCTAAGAACTCCGTACGGTAATGACTTATCTATATTTCAAGATATAACGTTACCACTGTTGTTTATATTGGCGGGCGTGTTGCCACTATCTAACGGTAAGCAAACATACAGTTCACCGTTTCTTTGCGAGATGTATGCACGTGGTCGCCAGAATGTTAGACTAGGCATGTTTGAGTCGGTGTCTGTTTCGCGCGGCGTAGGTAATATGGGATGGCGTGCTGACGGTAAGATGTTAGCATGCGATGTAACTATCATGGTTAAAGATTTAGCTAAGATAATGCATATGCCCATAGTCAGAGACCCTAGTATTTTCGACGATGATAATATGTACACTGACTACATGGCAACTATCGGAGGGGCCTCACTGACACAGATGACATACAACCTAGAGAAAGTTGTGTTCAATCTAAACAAGTGGAAGCTCTCATGGAAGTCGGCATTTAGTTCTGGACGTATAGCTAACAGCATTGCAAATACAATGCCAGCTCGTGTTCTTTCAGGTCTGACAGCAGGCGTTTCACGTTAAGACAAAAAAAAAGGGAGGAGCGCAAGCCCCTCTCTTCTTTTATTTGTGTCTGTATTTCTCTGGCAGTGGTCCGTGTTTATTCAACACATGCGGGCCATCAAAAGGTAGCTTAGCAAACCGTCTGTGCCATACACCGACCTTAGGATCACACTCACTACATAATAGTGAAGCTGCATCCTCTTGCATGTCGAGCTGTGCTCTACACGTCGCAGTACTTTCTTTACAGCCACAGCGACTGCATTTAAACATCGACATTAAATGTCCTTACTTATAATTGATTCGTAATCTAACCCACCGCGGGTCAGTACTCCATAACATATGCTCTCCATGTCGGAAGGGTATTTTCCACCTACCCACTCAACGACACTAAAGCCACAACATACCACAGTGCTTAACAGACTATCAATGGAGGCGTCTTTATCTAATTTGTCATGGTCCAACATAAAGGCAATCATGGCACCTTTACCCGCAAACGGCTCAATAGTAACAAAGGACGTCCCGCAGCGAGTGTTGATTCTAACGTCCTTACCCACGACACATGCGTTGTGTGCAACATTACACAATCCAACTGTGGCGTTATAGATTAGGATCTTATTAACAAGCTGTCTATGCATACGTTTAATACGCTTTAAACGACCACCGGACCGAATTGTTCTATTTACCGTATGACGTAAACGTACACCGAGGATAGCAAGGTCCTCAGACTTAGCACCTAGTATAGTTGCATTATGCGCATCTGTAAGTATAGCATTCAAAATAACACGGTCTGCAACACTCCACTCGCTAAGTTGTGGTATGCTCGGCAGGAGTACTGTCTTGTTATTTTCTATCCGTCTCGCCATCTTCTCTAACATTTTAATCTCCAAATAAAAAAGCTGCCGCGAACGGCAACTGTATTAACTACATTGACTTATGGCATCTTCGATGCGCTCTACTAGCCAATCGTAATGTGGCTTATGTATGATCGTATCGTTATTGACGACATAATAGTGTAAGATAGGAATCCCTGAATCAACTGTGTCGAGTAGGTTATCTAACATATCTTCATCGTTCATAAACTTAACACACATGCCTTGAGTGAATCGTTTATTGAACACACTGTCCGGTTCTTCCATAGTACGGATACCAGACTGCCTAACCGTTTGCTTTAACGTTCGTCCAAGTGTCTGTGCATTGCGACCACACATACCTTTAAGACGCTCTAGAGCATGCTCTATTTCATCCGGCATTACTTCACCCGCTACTTCATAACTTCTGACGATCTTCAGGTAATGATACAACGCCTCCAGTGAAGCAAACACACCAAACTCTAACTCTACTTGAGTCGAAGCAAAATTGGATAACCATCTGCCAAGCACAGTATTGGATCTACTATACGCATTGATGTGACTGATGCCATCATCTGCAGGTAAGTATTCCTTACCATTCTTTTTAATCTTTAACATACTACCCTTATAAATACTTAGTCCGCATATAACTTCTTTATCTCGTACCCACGCTTAAAGCCGAAGCGTTCACATAAGTAGTCAATAAGAAAGAAGCGGTGACAGAAACCTGACTCGCCACAGTAACAAGAAACAACAACATTAATACCTTTTTTATTTGCCATCTCAGTTAACTGCGATACGGAGTCGTTAGGCATTGAGTCTAACTTAGCTTTATACAGTTCCAAGTAACGTGCATCACTAACAGTTTTGTTTTTATGACCGAGCACCATTGGCCATGTTGGCGCAAGAGCGGTCTCTATAAGTGACGTCCCTGACTTAACAGTTGTGTTAAGGAACACCGTACTTTTATCGCCCATCTTCAGCTGCTTACCTACCGAGAGATGCGACGTGTATAACGTACTTATAATTACTGTCCAAACATTACCGATTGGCTTTCTTCAATAATCTTACGATCAAGCGCCCACTTATCTAAGTCTTCCGCAGGCATTCTAGATTCAACCGACGTCACAGGACATGTAAGAATATCTTCAGGTGTAAGTATCTCAACCTTAACGTAACCGTAGTATAACTCCAGTAACGAAATATACTTGGCGACCATTACCTTAGTATCCATCAGTGGTTTCATTGCCACACTAAATGCTTCTGCCTGATCATCTGAATTAATAGCAGCCTGTAACTTATCAATAATCTTCTTGTCGCCTAGGACCGTAAGTACACGCAAGTATTGTAGCGTTCGACTATACTCGTCTGAAGACACATTACGTCCTAGATGTGTAACATAGGTAGCAAGTATCTTACGCGCATCCTTTATAGTTTCCTTACAACTGATGTTGTGGATATGGCGATATGACACAGCAGGACTACTGATGTAAACAGATAACATATCAACAACGTTATCAGTAATGCCTACAGCGAAGTGCTGTGCAGTAGCGTACACATTAGTAACCTGTATAGTTTCACCCATAAGAAATAAATTAACTGGGTGTATCATACTCTTATCACGAAAGTCTAGTGTATTAACACCGTCTGTAATTACTTCGATCTTTTGGTTTTCACCGCTAACTTCTATTTTAATTTTACCCTGTTCCATTTAAATTTCCTTAACCGTGTTGCCACGCTATCATTGTTGGGAATAAGTCACCAGCTGTCTCTAGTGGCTTCTCTAGTATGACCTGTGAACCTAGAACTACATCTAGACCACTGTCTGTATATCTAAGAATGTCGACGACGTCTTCATTCGCATAAGTATGAAACTCTAATGATTTTAACGAAACGTCCTTACTGTCCGCATCCCACAATGGATCTAACCAGAGATAGAACGCCAGCAGTTCCTCACCTAACACAACATAGGAACGTGCTTCATTGGGATCGATTTCATAATTAATCATAAGGTTCATGATGAGCGTATCTTTAACAGCACTTGCTCTAAGTTGGCCCATTCGCGTGCAGAAATAGTTAGTCTGCGTCAAGTCGCCAATACTAGATGCCTGTATGGCATTTTCTTCCAATAAGGCATTCTTAGTAGCGACGTCTTCGATGCTTTCAATAAACTTGTCAAGCATGTCAGGCACGCCCCAAGCTATGAGCTTCTTAGAGATACCTCTAACAAAAGCAGCCTGCGCGGTTATATCCAGCATAGTAAACACTTTACTCTCGCCAGATAATGTATTGACCATGCCAACAATAGATGCAGCGCTAGTGATGTCAGTATCTTTGACGGCAGTAGCTACTTTGTTAAACAATACCTTAGAGTCTTTCTCACCAGTTAAGGTAGCCAGCGCATTGCCGATATCGTTCTTAAGAACGTTACTCAACCCGGTAGTAGAGCCACCGATACCGAACGAAGTCTCCAGCCGCTTTTTAATAGATCCGAAGTCGGCAGTTAGTCCTTGGTCATCGCTTGAGACGGTCTTTGTTATCGTACCAATAACACTTTTGGTATCAGTGTCAAACTTTTTAAGGTACTCAGTAGCAGCCGACTGTACGGGCGAGGGCTTCTTTACCTCGTTAGATGTAACTAGTACATCATCCTTATAGACATCTTTTACAACTGGAGTGACCTTAGGATCACTCCCATGCATCGTTGCTTTCGGCGTAGTAGCCATATTAATCTCCTTCGTTACGCTCCTCTTCAGGACGTATCGTATCTAATTCTGTTTCAATGATAGTCTCAGCATAGATGCGTCGCTTGCCACGCCACACCTCAACCTTAAACCTAATCTTAACAACTTCAATAGCTTGAAGACCCTGCAAGAATTTATTCCAACTCATACGTGCCGGGTTGGTCAGCTCTGCTGTTAAATTAGACATCTTTTCGGACCGCTTGTGTGCAGTCTGTTCGGAAACGTTACATGGATTCCTAACAAACCTGTTTAAAGACACATTAAACGAAGCTGGAGTAATACCCAACTGACTAACTAATGACCAATATACTTTACCTAGTATGTTATTACTAGACGCACGTATTTGCTGATCAGGGTTTTCAATCGCACTCTGTAGATGTTTCTTTGACATTTTTAATCCTCGCACTTAACAGTGTGTAGGTTAACTAAATTGCTTAATAAAAGAAAGGATAGATAGATAAACACCTTTCGGTTTTTTTTGATAATGATAAACAAGGTCTACATATTCCTCACCCTTTAAAGTAGTGTGAATAATTGACAAGTTCGCGTATAATTCTTCAACAGCTTCCCGCATATCGATGTAATAACCATCAGCATCTACAAGCCAGCGGTCTAGCGAGACAGTATTAATGTCACGATTACGCCAGTCTGGAAGATCTGATATATACCGACCACTTCCAGTCTTGGAAAGGTTCACGGAAAGTTCTTTTGTAATAGAGAGAAGCACACCAACATTATAAGTGTCAGTCTTTATCTCACTGTCAATACGTTCGGAAGTACCTAAACTTTCGTTACGCATCAGCCACCCTTTACAGTGCCACATACTAATACCAATTAGATCATCGGCGTTAATTTTATGTAGCTCTGCCATGTGTGCTTTGTTTTTACTATACTCATTACATCTTAATAAAATATATCTAATTAATTTTAGCATAAAAGGATTCCATTATGACCGACGAAAATACTCAAATGAATGACGAAGATTACTTGGAGTTCGGCCAACGCCTTCGACACGACATCGTAACTAACTTAACAACTGATAGCTCGGGTTTAAAAAGACTACCAATAGACACTGAAACGTTAACAGTGATTAAAGGCATGTTAAAAGATTCAGACTCTTCTGTCTTTACTAAACGTAGAGTTATGGTAGATGAAGCAAGCGTAGAAAACGATAAACGTGCTGCAGATATCGTTGAGGCAACCTTAAATAGATTGACAAGACATAAGCGAGATCCAGAAAAGTTAGTTGGCAGCGGTCCCGTTATCGATGAGAACCTACTACCTAAGTTCGATATAGAATCAGGTGCCACGTCTGAAGTAGGTGACAGTGTTGACTTAGACGATATCCAAAGGACTGGCCGTCAAATCAGGAAGGGGATGGAGTGATAAAACTGAACAGTTCCGGCTTCAACATACTAAGCGACATGAACTCTGCCATATACCGCTGTAATTGTGAAACCGGATCTACTTCCATACGTCCTATGACATCATGCAGTTCAGGATTAGCATCGTGAATATATGCAGGAACATTAAAAGTAACGGTTGGAATCTTGGTCGTCTTAAGCTCTTCAGAGTGCGCAGTAATCCAAGTAATCCAATCCAGCATAAACAAAGACTGGTACCTTGCCTTAATATAAGTAGGCGTTAGCGTCTTAGGCGCAATGCTGACAACATTAATCGTAAGGTCCTCGAACGTCCACTCACGTACCGACTCAATCACTTCCACCCGGCTAGCGGTATCTAGATGGTAAGGGTACACGTTTATATCAAGTACAAGTCTATTGTGCACCGGACTTGTATTACCCTCAACGTATTTAGACACTATTATCTGCTTAAGATTTACGAGTAGGTTAGTTGGCTTGGCAGACTCAAAGACAATACTGTCTCGATCATCCCACACCTCCATCCATTCCTCCTCAGTAACTCCTATCACGTCCCACACTCTATTGTGATTACGAGTAACAAACTTGTATAAGTCCATATCCCTAAACTTAGACGGGAACTTCTGAAATATTAACGCTACTCTCGTGTCGATTAACGCATCAATATCAATAAGAACATTCTGCATTACTTCAGACATTATTTATCTCCAACCGACTTAGCTATTTCTACATACGCAATAGACATCATGTATAACGTGACCCGAATTGGGTCGTTAGTACTGGCGGAGTCTAAACGCTCAGCATATCCCGGTTTAGTGAATGGAGATTTCATTACTCGCCCCACAGCTTCTGCCATAGACGTCATAAACCCATCCACACTAATGCTCCCATCCATAGTGCCGATATGCATCTGCCAGTCGACACAAATAGAATTGGTAAGGTTAACTAACCACATCTGTGTACTGATTGCTAACATCTCCATGTCTTCAATGTAAGGCTTATCCTTACCGAAGTATGTAATTGGAGGGTACGTTAGTAATGAACTAAGCGCTGAAATTTTAGTAGCACTGTCAGTCGTAGACTCACTAGCCGCCAAGAACTTAAGCTCACCTGCAAGTTTGTCCAACACTCGCCCAATCATCCCATCGTATAAACTAACTGTCGTAATATTAGTATCCATTGTCCACCGCCCTTTATAGGTTATTTTGAATATGCATTGCCTTAAAGATATTACCTAAGGTTACCGTACTTTTAACTCGGGTATTTTCCATCCCTTCAAATCGTCTACTACTCTTACCAGTAAGTCGAATCTCACGATCTACTGCTTTGCTAGCCTTAACATTACCACCACGTGTGTTTATAAACTCCCGTAGCGTGTTGTCGTAACCTTTAGCGTACATTACATACATTTGTGGGAACGAAAACGAAGAGCCCTTAGATTTGCCTACAGTTTGTCCTGTTGAGTTATCAATAGTTCTGTTGTGTTCGGCATAGGAGATCTTTTTATCAACCATCTGTGTTTGTCGACGAACAGGTAGTCTTAGCACTAGATGTTTATAAATAGTTCTAGAAGTAGCCCCCGTCTTATCATCAGTAATCCAACAGTACTGTTCAGGGTCATAGCCCAACTCACGCATGATATCAATATTACGCATATGGTCTATATTAACTGGACCACCGTTAGGCGCGTAAATAGGAATGGGAGACTTTACTAACTCTTCAAGTTTCTTGTCGGTCATCTCAAGAAATACTTTCTTGTATAAGTCCCGATTAGAGCCAGAGTCATCTACCTTTTGTACGTACTTTAAGATAAATGCCTCGATGGCTTTACGTTTTTCTGCTTTCATAATTTACTCCTGACTTAGTAATTAACAGTCTCTTACAATGCGTTTAGTTACAAAACGACCTGCATCAATTGCAGACGTGTACATAAAATCACCCTGCTTCGACCCAAGTTTGTTAATTACAATAACGCAGTGTGCCGCATTTAGCATTCTGCGGTCACGTTCCTGCCTATTCGTCAGTCCCGTAACGACCCATTCCGGCTTCTCAATAACTGGGTATATGTCAATCTCAAAACCGTTCTTCCGCGCATACTTCCTAACGATAGATTCAACACCTTCAAACTCCCCAGTCACTAATCGAATGTTTTCTTTACGTCCAAACATTCTAACGGCCATGCTAATACATCGACTAACCTGACTAGCGTCTGAGATGTCACCATCGCCTACTATAGCCACATTAACTTTATCTATAAAGGTTTCTTTAAGTACGCTAACAAAATTCTCAGCACATTCCGAGTCAGTATGTGTAAACACACTAGTGTTCTGCAGCTGAGCCTCTAAGACTTCGATTACAGAGGACGACGTAACAATATCGGCAGGTGCAACAGGCACATCAAAGTAAGTTACGTTAACGTAGTACATGCCTTTTTTGTAATCTGCATATTCTACAGTATCGACCTGTAGGAAGACAGGGATACCTGCGTAACTCAACTCACGATACTTTATTTTCATCTGACGGCGTTTAAGGTACAGTTCGTCATAACGCCACTTCTTGTCTTCTGGTATCTCTAGTGGCAGTAGTAAGTTCTCATGTGAGATCTCAACAAACGCACCATATGAGCCAATTACGACACGCTCGTAGTCTTTACAGAAAGGTCTACCACCAATTAAGGTATCACGATGTTCTGAATCGCCAAAGCCATTAATCTTCTCCAGATATTTAGAGACAGATACTAAGTCGACATTATCAGGCGGCTTTTTGTATTTATATTTAGCAGCTAACTCTTCGGCATATTTAATAACGTCAGTCATAATACACTACCCCCAGATAACTTCCAGTACAGGAAAGTAACAAGTCTTGAGATCGTTTATCCAATGTTTAACATCTCTCTCATCGTCGACTGAATTCAGCACACGCCTAGCCAGCCGCATCTCTTCTTTAGTCACTGACTTATTCGATAATCTAGAACGTCGCATCAATAACTTATTTAGGTAGATGTTAACGTGATTCATCTCCACTTCCCAATCGCCACAATAAACGAAGTCAGTATCGATGTCGTGATTTATAGCTTCACGAATAGCTTCATCTTCAATAGCGTCTATTAACTTAGTAATAATACCCATTGTTTAATCCTTATGTGGCCACCCGTTACAGTGGCCATTATCTGCGCAACCCTATAAGGCTAATACCTTTAAGATTTTATGTTTTGTTGTGAATTCACCACTAGCCATTCCCAGAATGGTGCGTGCCGTCACGGTGGGTTTGTTTAGTTTCTTCGTCTGGTCTTCAAAGTACCAGTACTCAACTGAACCGGATAAGATCTTATCCCAGTCAAAGCCAGCATCTTTTACTTTAGTGTAAAGTTCAGCCAACGGTATTTTAAGCGCCTCATCGATTTCAAAGTTGTTATGGTAAATGTGTCCAAGCGATGCGGTTATACTTAATGCACGTGAGAACTTCTCATTCTCCTTACACACTTCACGAATTGTCTTACGTGTAAACGATACATCAGGAAGTAAGTCCAAGCGTTTAATACCGCCACCATTACCTGACGACTCCATGCCAAACGATTTTAAGGTTTCTTTAAGGTAATGGAACTCAGTAACGCCAACTAAGAAGCCTTCACGTTGTGAGAATGCCAGCTCCATAATCGCGCCAGTCGGTCCGGACTTACCGCGAAGTTCCATATAGGTAACTATACGTAAATCGGTATCGCCAACCGTTGGCGTTGTCCCCGGTCTTGGATATTCAGGCATTTTATCAGACTTGTTCAGCCCGTTGTTAATGTTGATGGCGAGGAGACATGAGTTAGTTAAGAATGTAAAGCCACGTCCCGGAACACCTTTTAGTTTAAGGTTACCCTTAAGACCATCAAGTTTCTTAGTAGACGGTGCATACATGTCCATCTTAAGTTCATCATCGGCATGTGCAATCAATCCGAAAGTGTAACCACCCTGAGCGGCAACGTTAGGCATTTGTTTTAATAACTGTGCCTTAGAGCGAGCATCGTCCATCGCTTCCGTATTAAGTTCTGACGCGCCAATGGTCCCTTTCTCAAACTTAGCTTCAACCGATGCAGTATGTAGCTCAGATAGTGAATCGACTGTAAAGGACCAAGGGTTAGGTATCTTGACTTGACTACCGTCTATGTTAAGCCACGGTGTAGTACGTAACTTACCATCAGCAATCTTAGAACGAGAAACGCGCTCTTTACGACAATGGTCCGCCCACCATTGATCGCCTGTTTGTAAATCAGATGCTGTAAAGTTCCACGTAGTAGCTTCACTTTCCATCAGCTCATTGATTTGTGGAACCTCATCCCAATGATGCTGTTCTGCCACACTGTTGATGTAATCTTGAATACGTGCCACTTGCATAGACATCTCTGTGTCGTAGAATTCAGTGTATTCAAATTCGTAACGCAGCGACATCATCGTCGCCATGGTACCAGACAACGCAGACTTAAAAGTATTACCACGTCCCGCGAAACCTAAGATTGATGGATAGCCACCATTTAAGTACCATAGCCCGTGCTTACCCTTTAAGTAACGACCCATCGCATGGTCGGCTAAACTAAACGTGTTAAACTTAGGACGAATTGTCTTCGAACGACTTCTATTTGCAGGTCCTGCCATTTGTTGTATCTCCAGTAATTAAATTAGGTTATCGGTCAAGTATAGCGCGTCTCAGGTGTCAATCATTTGAGAGACAGTCTTATTCATCCAGCGTGCTCATACTTCCAATGGTCAAAGTATGACTACCCCACTTAAAAAATAAATATTAAAGGTGTCACACATGACAGATAGAACTTTAGATTTCATCATACGTAATCAAAAAATGAACGTAGCAGTAGAAGACATCAGCGGCGTTGCCATCAAAGATTTCTTCGGTAAGATATTCACAAAGGGCGTTTTCACTAAACTACAAGACCGCACTAAAGAAGTAACAAAATCAAAAGTAGCGAGCGGTTTTAAGATGAAGAGTAACTTCACACCGAAGATTATAGATTGGGCAAACCGTGAATCCTACCTGAATATAGCAGATGTTACCGTATTCGCCCCTGTAGGATTGAAAGTTTCATATATGGAATACATAGACGCGTTAGAAAATGCGTTAACATATATTGTAGACTTAGATTCTGAACTTTTACATCCAACGTTACGTACGTTATCAATGGCGTTAAACGATCCGTCATTATTAGCGGCCGCTTCTGGCTTATCTGCATCCGGCAAGATGGCTAACTTAAACATCGAAGTGGCGACAACTGGCATCACAAAAGCTATTAACCCAACAGAAAAGTCAGACAAGATAAAATACAAGCAAGCATTCAAACGTAACGCCGATATGGTCGCCAGTGGGAAGCGTTTGATCGATATCCAAGATAATGTAAGTAAAATAAACGCAAGTGCCGTACAGGCCCGCGTTACCGCTATATTTGCAGTGGCTGAAGAACTAGCAGACGCTATCAATAATGAAGAAGCGTACAGTAAAGTATCTAAGAAAGTAAATGGACAGCTATCGCAACTAATCTACAACTGTGCACAGTGGGTTGAGTTCTATGCTATTTTCCAACATCGTTTAATTGTACTATCAACTGCAATGTTCGATACACAAGAAAAGCTAAAGCGTTTAAGCAAGTAACCGCGACAAAAAAAGAAAGAGTAGCTCTCGCTACTCAGTCTTTTTTATTTGCCATCACCCAAGACGGTCACGACACACGTCAGATATAACCACCCGGCCGTACGATGGTCTAAATGAGACCACATATGCACGATCACCAAAATCTTCAGGTACATGACTCTCATCAATGAGTCTAAAGACCTCACGCTCATATGCTTCAAATCGTTCATTGCTTGGATATGCAGTGTATACACTGTTCCCGACAATAACATCAAATTCCTTATGATCTTGAACTTCAATAGGTAGCGACTCAAAACATTCTATGATCTCTTTAGCCAGCTCTGAACCATTCTCTGCCGAATCTATAACGTCCTCGTACGTGAGCGTATGGCCGCCCTCAATGAGGTAACGAATAGCACCAACGTCTATCCAGCTAAGGTATGATCTAAACGCACCTGTGTAGTATTCAATTTGATTGCTCAATATTTCAGATAGTATTGTCCGGTAACCTTGCTCGTACAAGCTAATTATGTCACTGGAAAATGCAGCAAGGCCATTATTCCCAACTATCTCTCGCCAGATAGCGCCCGCTTCATCTTTAACATCACCGTGTGTATTTAATATAACTCGCATAATAACCTCTTATAAAACAAATAAAAAGACGGCACGTGGCCGTCATTCACAAGTATCCAACATTAGACAAACAGTATTTAAGGACCGCTCGATACGACTAACCGATTTAATATCACATCCATGTGCCATATCGATTATCTCGTCATACAGTGGTTCAAATAGTAATGCCAATTCATCCCCATCGGGTATGGCCTCAATAAGAAACTCTGCAACCGTCTTAGAGTCAAGCGTGTGCATACCGACTTTACTATCCATATACTTAGAGATAGGATCGTCGATACTAACTGCCGCGCCAATGTCCTCATAGTCCATACATGCATCCACTGCCTCATACGCCTGAGGTAGCAAGTAATAGCCGTCCACTAACGTATCACAAGTTGGCCCGCACTCTAACATATCCTCAAGTGTGTTGTAGACATGGTCCATAAACAATCTATTGTAAACTGCCAATGTACTTTTACCTAATCCATATATAGCAAACTCGCGGACACAAGACTGGTAAACTACATTAACAGCTTCACGACAAACCTTAGGGACTTTGAACCTGTATTTCTTAGACATCACCTAACCTTTAAAAAAGATAACTATTGCTCTTCTGCGTTAAGTATACGCGTACTGCTATAGCCAGACCACAAACCAATACCTTCATCAGACTCTACAATAATACCGTAGTGAATCATGATGGTGTCAAATTGCCACGTCACTACACTTATTCTAGGGTTTGATTTCTCAAGCTTAGTTAAGATAGAACGTGCAGGCAGATCAACACCACGCGTGAAGATAAGTTTTAATTCCTTATCGTTGTACGGGTGCGGTGCATTAAACGTAACACTAGTGGACAGTATCGAATAGAAGACGTCAACCTTAACACCAGTGACCTCGCCTTTAGAGTTCACAACATCTTCGTAGAAGTAATCAGTAACATCTTTAACGCATATGTTACGTGGTTTAAACTTCTTCAGTTCATCTAGCTTCTTACCACGTTCCAGACAATACGAGTACAAGATCTCTTTATACTGCTCTTCCAAGTCAATGACACGGAATGACAGCTTAGGCGGTCTAATTACTTTACTGTATAGGTCGTCCGTATATCCAGAGCTAACGTCATTACGACTACCACTCATCA